ACAATACATTTCATCAGTGCCATTTGTTAATGCCGCTGATAATGTAAGAGTTGTGCCTGATGCAGTATACGCTTTGCCAGCTCCCGGCTCTTGTACTACGTTATTGATTACAAGTCTTATATCGTTTTCGTTAGTAACACTATTTGATAGAGTGTAAGCTGTTTGAGAATTTACTATTGTAAATACTTGTTTCTCAAAACTTATAAAGCTTCGTGCTGGTGCGTTTCCTAAATAGGCCATGAATCTCCTTACGTACTAATTGCATCGACAACAGACATCCAAACACTTAATGAACTTGCAGTGTCAGACTGTGCTTTTACCACGTCTCCCGATTCAATTACTATTTTACTTCCGCCATCGATAAGTTCGAGCGATCCGCCCGGAACGATTGGCGCATTTTTAATTAAGTAGTGGTCTTGAGAACCACCTGTTACAGAAGATGTAATAAACACATCTGCATTTATTGTTGATGTTGTAATATTAGCTAAACGAACAGAGATAATAGCATCATCAGAGTTACTTGTATGTACTGCTGTTGCTGATGTCCCTACTGCGTTTAAACCATATCGTTCAAAATCTTGTGCCATAATTATCCTTTTACTATAATGCTATTGCCATTGCAACCGCAAATCCTGCTGATACTCCTGAAGATCCACTAGAGGCAGAGGTAATTCTACCTTTAGCATCAACTGTTATGTCTGCCGCTGTATAACTAGCTGCTGATACTCCAGAGTTAGCTAGTGTTAATGCTCCGCCAGATGCTATTGTTGCATCTCCGGACATGTCTACCTCTTCAAAACTTGTTCCGTCTGCAACCAATATTTTGTTTGCAGTATTAGTTGGCAATTTTAATTTTGATCCAACTGTTAAATCACCATTTATATTATTAGAAATAGTAGTAACATGATTACCCATATAACCATGTGATGAACACTGATAATACAGTATGTTTGGTGTATTAGCATCTACAGCTATCTGTACATAATCACCTGAACTTCCGCCTGAACCACTTGTTGTTACTCCTGTTGTATAAGCTGTGCTTTTAGCAGCATCTAAATAAAAACGTAAAGGGTGTCCTGAGTTAGTACCATCTGAAGTATCAAATTTGTAGTAATATTTTGCGCCTGAATCTACACCAGAAAATCTTAATGCTGGTGATTCTAATCCATCAAGAAAATATGCATTACTACTAGAACTTCCCCCTGATGGATAAGGATGATTACTTGTTTTACTACCAACTTTAACAGTAATTACTTTTGGCGCTGATGAAGAACCATATTCTTCTGGATTTGGTAAACCTATTTTTGCACCAGGTACGGTGCAGAATACTTCTGTTGCACCTTGAAAATCTACTTTTGCATCACTATTAGAACTGGAGATAACGTAAGTTCTAGCAAGTGTGCTTGCTCCTGAATTTAAAGTTCCAAAACCAACTTCAAAATTATTTGTTCCTGTTTCAAAGATACAATAATAAGTAGTGTTGTCTCCACCGATACCAGCAGCAAAAGATTCAAAACCTGAAACTGCTCCACCTAGTGTAAACGTACCTGTTCCAGTAGTTGCACTGGATTCTTTTACCCTATCATTTAATTTAAACGCCATTTAAAATCCTACGATGTTAAACTAATAATAGCATTACTCGCTGTGCTTGGATCAGGAAACGAAATAGTGAAGTCACCATTCGTTGCTGTCTTTGCTCCGTTGAAATCTAATACTACAACTAACTTATCACCTTGGTCATCATTATATATCGCTGCATAAGTTGCAGTGAAAGTTGCAGCTCCAGTTGTTGCTGCACCCCAAGTAACATCTGCAAAATCTACAGAAGCAGTAGCGGTCGTTGCTACGACAGCTTGACTAGTTAAAGCTTTTCTAGCGTAGTTTGAACCACCTGCAGAAGAAACTTCGTCGTTAGTCTGCACAGTTGTTGTTGATGTTGTATAAGTAGATGAGATTGTTCCATTGTATAACGCTATTTTAAAAGTGTCTCCACCGTTCGCAAAATTATGCGTTCCAGAAAGAAGTTCACCTTTAAAAGAAAACGGTACTATGTTTGCCATATTTTTATCTCCTTAGTATTTTGATGGTGATTCAGATTTTAAAGGAGTACGAATAGCACCATCTTGGTATTCGTCTCGGCGTCTACGACCTTGTTGTTCGATCGCGTACGATTGTAAAGCTCTTCTAAAAGATCCTTCGTAATATTGTAGCATATCTGCTGGACCTTTCAAGTATCCATATGCTTCTACCAAACATCCATACAAAAGTAAATCCTGATATTTATTAGATACATAAGTTCCATTTGTAGCTGCTGGAGCTGCACTTGGTTCTGTCGTGTTTGTAATACTTATTGGTTGTTTTACATATGCTAATGTAATTTCATAAGTTGAATCTGGTGTTGGTGCAACAACCCAAAATTCTGCATCCCAATTACCATAATATTTAGGAAAGCCAGATTGAGTTGCTGGGGTATCATAATATTCAGACATAAAACTTGTATCTCTTTTTTCTAAAAATCTTTGATCTCCCGATGAATTTTTTAGTTGTACGTATCTAATAAATCTTAAATCTGATGGAATGGTCACATATCTATTACCTGTAACTAAAGATGAAGTTGCATAAAATCTATTATCATCAGAGTCAGCATCTCTATAAATTCTATTTTCAGCGTTTTTAATAATAGTGTCTAATACTGTATCTGATAACACACCACTATCTACCTCTGTATAATTTCTAATATCTGTTTTTAAATTGTCTAAAGTATATGCCATTATGCTTGCTGTGTTACAGGTCCTGCTGTAACAAAATTTCCTCCAAAGTTGCCACTTAACGTTGGAGTAGATCCTAACTCAAACGTATAAGTATTTGTAGCTACACTTGTTATACTAAATCCTGACGCATTTTCAAATACTGTGTAAGCTAATGCTCCAGGGCTTCCATTAACATTTCTAAATCTAACTGTTTCAGAAACTAATCTACCATGACTTGGTTCTGTTACCGTAATTGTTTGATCACTTGCAGTAATAGAAAAAGGGTCACTTGGTAACATGTTTTGTGTAGCAGGTTCTGTTCTTGCAGGTCTTGCATTTGATAATCCTTGCGGATCTCCTGTATATCTAGTTGGCTCTAATTGTGGTTGCTTAGGTTCAAACTCTGAAACATGCACCAGAGAACCATTCCATTCTTTTACCATTTCATTATATGGAAATTCCATTCCTGATCTATCTGATATTGCTTTTGCGTATTTTCCTCTAGATAATTTAGACATTTGGATAATAAGTTTTAGGTGTAATAAATGAACTTGAAGAAGAACCATCTTCTTCTAGTGCTCTGTTTAATTCATCTTCGTATAACATTTTTAACATTTGAACTCTGTCTGGTGCATACTTAATAGCAAGATAATAAGAAAGTCCTGCAATCATACATGGTACAAATCTATATGGCACGTCTGCATCATTAGTATAATCACCTGCATCTTGAATTCTTTTTACATAATAATAGTTTAAAAATTTACCAGCTTGATCTGTTCCTGGAGTTAAATACAAAGTAATAGTAACTCTATCAATTAGTCTTTGAACATAATATTGAGTTGGTTGTCCTGTAGATGTTTTATTAGATAATGCTTGATATGCAGATCTATTTATTTTTGTAAGTGGTGTATCAACATTAGAATTTCTAAAAGAAGCTTCTAATACATCATCAACACCATAAACTGCTGTTGCACTTGAAGTGCCATCAGTTGTAGATCTAAACATTGTATATGTTGCTTGATCTGCAACGAGTGTAATATTATTGTTTGCAATTTCCCAATAGTGCAAACCTCTATTAGCCCATTCTTGAAATAAAATATTTAAAGAACGTCTAGCTCCTTTTAATTGATAACCAGATACACCTTGAATTCCTATTCTCTCATATGCTTCTTCAACAATATCAGAAATAGAAAAACCTTTTTCAAATGTAGTTGTTCCAGAGGTAGTGTTAGCCATTTAACCTCCTACTTATCAATCAATAAAGTCGCTGCTGTTACGTTTGGTATTGCAGATACTTTCATTCCACCTGGAAACAAAATTCCATCTTCTGGAATATTTAATGCAAATACGTCACCATTTGCAACGTCACCTTGAAACAAAGTTGTGCTATCTGTATTATCTTGTAAAGTTATTCCTCCAGCAGATCCTCCACTATCAGAAACAAGAACTATACCTCTTAATCTTGTTCTTCCTGCAAATACTGCTCCAGCTCCTGTAACTCTAACTGCTTTTACGTCACCCTTCATTATTTTCTCCTTAAAATTTGTGTGGACCCGAAGGTCCACACTAAATTAATTACTAGCTTAAGTTATTATTTTGCATGTACAAAACAGTAACAGTAGCTGCACCTGTAGTACCATCACCATTGGCTGCTGTAAATGTAGCAGTCACAGTTTGATCCGATGTACCAATGTCTGTACCATCAGTTTGTATCGTGCCTCTAGTTGTAGCTAAAGCTTTTACGTTCGTAGCTGGTAGATACTCATCAGTATCACCTGAATGTCCAACTTGAACTGTTGCAGTTCCACCATCATTAGAAACAGTTGTAACATTTAATATTACATCTACAATCTGTGAATTTGCAGGAATGATTCCTACGTTTGTTGTAGCTGTTGCACCAATGATATCTATCACTGCTGATTGAGCCATTAATACAAAACCTGCGTTTGCACTAGCTCCTTCTCTTATCGTTCCCGCTTTTACCGGTCCCGAAAATGTAGTTGTTGCCATAGTATTATCCTCCTAATTACGTTCATGCAGTCTTTAGGCCGTCGACTATACTCGTCTACATGAACTTATTTGTATAGTGATTAATTTAT